TTGCCGTGGCCACGTAACTCGCCTTCCGGTTCACCACCTCAACCCAGACCTTCACGCCTTCCACTTTCACCGTATAGGTCTCTTTCATCTTGCTTCGACCGTAATCGCCGTAACGTCGTTGGTGGGCAGCCAGCGCTAGGTCGCATGCCTGGCGCGCTAACGGGGATTGCTGATTACCTCGGTTAATTAGTCGCATGTCGTCACTCCTTTGCAGCGCTCAAACTCTTTGATCAGAGTGTTAACCTGTGATTTTTCAACACCCAAAAACTCAGCAATTTCCCGTAGGGTGCTGCCGTTTTTGCGCATAGATGCTGCTGTAGCGCGCAGGTAATGACGGCGTGGGGAAGAAATTTTATGGCTCATATTTATTCCTTAAACGGGAGGGCCAAACCTCCCGCCTCCCTTAGCCCACGTATTCCGGTTTCATGTCGTCCAGGGTGATACGGTACTGATCGTGCAGTTCGTCCCCCAGGTGACGCTTCGCCGCCAGGAGCATCTTTTCGACTTCTTCAAATCGTGCTTCTGCATCATCCGCACCTGGTTGTGGCAGGGAGTTAATCGCAGCCTCAACTTTGTTTTTGGCATCAACAAGGTAGTAGCGCTTTACAGCCTTATTTTTCAGCTCAGTGAACAGCGCAGTGCCCAGCAACGCTTTCTGCGATTCGATATCCACACGGATGGCTTTGGCCTGGTCAACAGAGCTTGCGGTATCAATGCGGTCGCGTAGATCGTCCGCAACGGTGTCAACATTAACTGCTGATTCCTGCGCGGTAGCTGAGGTGCCCACGGTGTTGGTTATTTCATTCAGCGTGATTTTTTCGGCGTGGGCAGGGTTAATTATCTTTTCCTCGCGCTCGTCAATTTCATCGGCGGTATAGACGCCGAGGATCACATCCGGGCAGTACAGACGCGCCCAGCGCTTAACAGCGAGATAGGCCAGTTGCTGGCGCGGATCACTCGCCCACAGTGTTGAATTGCGGACCTGTGCCTGCGAAAGCATCAGGACCAGTTCGCGGGGTTCATTTTCACCTTTCAGCGTTGCCCAGGCGCGAACGCCTACGCCAGCTTCATCTTTTAAATCCCAGCCAGGCGCGATGTACTTATTGCCTTTCGAACTGGTTTTCTCTACGAACCGGCCAACGATATTTTCCCACTCGCCAAACCATTCAAAGTGAATGCGGTCTTTTGTCGGTGCCATATTGTTGACCACCGCATTAACCAGTTGCGCTTCATAACCAAGTACACCGGAATTATTCACGATGAAGGTTTTCTGTGCGACCGCGAACGGGTCCATGCCCCAGCGAGCGGCCTGCATTACAACAGCCATGCACGCATCTGGTTTCCCGCGGTAATGCTCGGGCACGAAGTTTCCACTATTGGCCATTACCTCGGAGAGAGTGCGCAGGCGGTCGAAAAGTTCACCGTTCGTCAGGATGGAAATGTTGTCGATCCTTTGAGTCTGGTTGTCAGTTGTGGCTACTAAATTGGACATTGTTACTCCCCCCTTATGCCAGTACGCGCAGCGCTTCAAGACGGCGCTGATCGAAGTCGTTCAGTTCATCGGTGTAGTCGTCGGTTATAGGCGCTGGCCATTCGCCGGTGTCAAAACCGTTCGCTATCGCGCGCATTGCTTTGCGGTATTCCAGCATGCCGAGTTCCAGTAATTCCTCGGATGCCTCGATAATGGCGATCCAGTGGTAGTTCTCGTCTTTGTTGACGAAAATCCAGAAGAACTGGTCAAGCGCCGCAGTTTCGCAGTACATGGCCGCGCTCAGGTGATAATCCCGTTCGGTTATTTCCCGGTGCAGTTTGGCGCGCAGGCCGTCCTGCTTAACGTTCCACATGCTGATGGTTTTCAGGTCGGCACCGATACGCACGCCGTCCAGGTCGATTTCAAGATCCGGGCGAACGCGGACTTCAAGACCTGTTTCCTCATCGAAGCCAAAGTAGCTGACCTCAACTGCGCGGCTTGGGTGGGTCAGCAGTTTCCCAGCGGTAGGGTGCGAGAGCAGTGCTGACTGAATCGCCTGCGCGGTGGACAGTTGCTGGCGGGTGACCAGCACTTTCCCTTCCGGGTTGTCGCGCCACGCATCGAGCAGTTCGTCGGCGAATACGGCATCAGGATTAACGGATTTCACAGCCTGCATCAGATCGGCTTTGGTGCCGGACACTTTCAACGGTTGCGGTTTCTGGGCTTCCTGCGCGACCAGATCAGGGTTAATCTGAGCCAGTTGTTCCAGCAAGGCATCACGGCTGCCACTGGTTTTAACCGGTACAGGCAGGGTGGAGTTGTATTCCTTGATGCAGGCCTTCATTGCTGCGGCTGTCGGTTTCTGGTCAGCTTCAATACGCTGGAAATCCGTCGGAATCGCCATATAGCTTTGAGCTGTTTCTTCCAGGCCGGCACCCAGTAGTACCTGTGGAGGTAGGGTGGCGTTGTGCTCTTCAAGCAGGGCTTTGATATCGTCGGCAGACAGCAGTGCTGGCAGGCTGGCATTGTTATCGTCGATAAATGCTCGAATTGTAGCGGTAGTGGTAAAGGCTCCTTCAGGAATGCCAGGCTCAACGCTAAATTCTGCATCCAGCAATTCAGGCTGCAGTGCCAGAGCATGCACCAGGTTGCCCATATCCAGCACCGGAGAGCGTTCTTTGGTGATGGTCTTCTCAACATGACGTGCGTTGAAGTACATCAGACTGACGCGGGCATCCTTCACTTGTGTGCTGCTGATCCCGTTCGCCGCGTGGTAAACCTCGTTTGGCAGCCCTTCATAGCGGCCAGGTTCGAAGTATTCCGGCCATGTTTGTTCTGGCTCGCTATGTTGCGTTTCTGGCGTACTTTGCTGCGCTTCCGGCACGGAATGGTTTACATCATCGACAACCTTGCTCGCGAGGTTCGGTGCGCTAGCGGCAAGAATCGCTGCGGCGGATTGCTCTACGGCAGTTGTTTCTTCACCAGCTCCAGCATCGCCTTTGTCTGAGCGCACAACTTCTTTGCCCGACAACAGCGCATCATCAGCCTGTTCTTCATTACCGATATTGTCTTGAACCTGCACATTGCTGGTGGTCTCCGCTTCCTGTTTTTCCTCTTCAGGTGAGGTGTTCTGGTTAAGCAGGCCGCCAATGGAAAATACGCCGCCGCCAAGATTTTCAACTTCAGGCTTTTTGGTCACTGCTTCTGCTCGTTGACGCGCACCTTCTTCACTAGCTCGCTGTAAGTTTTCTTCGTGAGTTGTGGTTGCCTGTCGGTGAGCGCTGTCCCACTTTGGATCTGCCGGGTCACTGATTCCTTCGACGTATTCTCCGCGTCCGGCTGCAAGTTGTTTGTCCACATCTGCACGTGAGTTGTCTGGCCCGGTAGATGGCAGGGGAAGCAGCTCCGTCGCCTCATTAAACGCAGTGGTCATCGTTTTATTAACGAATTCCAAATGAGCCACCGGGGTGTTATGAATATTTTCTGGTGCGATACGGATCAGATTGAAAATGGCGATACGATTTACGGCCAGGACACCTGGTTGATTGCGCAGGATGGCGCTCCATGATTTCCACGGCTCCTCTTTTTTAGCGACAACCTCTTTGGCTCGACGTAATACGCTGCCAGGTATTTCATGTGGGTTGAAATCCATCGGCAGGGTGGCGCAGGCGATTTCCAGATCCAAAGAATCCAGTGTGTGGTGCGCCCCCTCGCCGCGGTCGGTGACATAACCGCCGTCAGCATTAGTACCGGAATCGGTACGCTGCACGCTGCTGATGCGGTTTCCGGCAGCCCATTCGCGCGCCAGGATGCCGCGATCGAGGTAATCGGTGGCAACCCAGACTTTAGTGAACTGGAGAATTGCTGCGAGTTCGTGGCGCTTTTCAATGTTGAACACTTTCCGGATGGCGTTGGTATAGCGCCACAGGTCTTTGGTATCAAACGCCTTAACCTCTTCACTGTTTTCCGCTGCCAGAATCAGGTTCTGGACATACCCGTTATCTGTGTCCATTTCCATTGCTGCAACCTCAGTATGCTCATCACGGGTAAGGTGATGGCGGATCTCATCTGAGGTCAGCTGAGAAAGCAGGCGCTTACGGAACGGCATGCGAACAATCGGATAACGGGTGGTTTCGTCATCATGCTCGTCGAGCTGCAGGCCGGATTCGGTAGCCGACGCCCCTGACTCGTTGAAAGCTTTTTCGTCGACGATCTCACCAGTTGAAGTGCTCACACCATCTACGACTGTAGTGTCTGTTTCTTCTGATGGGTTTGCTGCTGGAGTGGAAGGCAGGGTTGCGCCCGGGATTTGCTGCCAGGTCATTGCGTCGTCGGCGAGCTGGTAGAAGTTGCAGAAGGTAAAGCTGATTTCACCTTCTGGAGGTAATTCATTCGCGACGGGAAAATTAGTCGCGACTGCCTTGAAATAATCTTTAAATTTGCGGCCAGATTTAAGCAGCAAATAATCCAGTGTTGCGTTGGCTGTTTCAAAATCATCGCTGCACCATAATACCGCATCAGGCTGGCCAGATGATTTTTTTGCCCTGCGGACAAGAAATACTGGGTTTGTGTTACTCATGACACTATGTCCTCTAATCGTGTAGACTTGAGGTGCTCAAAAAGCACCTCGTAGTTACCTGGTGAAATGTCCGGTTCGCTTTGGTCGGTGAGACCGGACAGGGCAGGCCCACCTCGTGTGGGCTTTTTAATGGACGGTGATAAATGCCAGCTCCATGAATGTGCGTTTGTGCTGGCGATAGGTGCCATGACCCGCTTTATCACCATCACTTACCTGAACCGCAAGCAGTGAAATAGCTGTTACTGCACAGTGAGGGCAATCGAACTGACCGAGCACATAACCGCCATCAAGAACAACGGTAGTTTCACCGTCTTCGGTGGTATGGATGACGCCTGAGACTTTCTTCTCACAGTTGAACACAGCGACTTCTTTATTTACTGCTTTCAGGTTTAATTCGACTTTTACGATTTCCATAAAACTGCTCCTGTTGGTTTATTCAGGGTGTAAGGATCCACGCCAGATAAATGGCGAATTTTTCATTTCATATTTCAGGGCTACTAATTAACTTTCGTGCGCCATCTGGTCATATTCAGCGCATTGCTTCGAGCAATATTCTTTTTCTTTGCGCGCCAGCTGGTTGCCGTGGCGATAGAAAAGGGTGCTTTTTACTTCTTTGTCTTCTTCAATCGGTTTGCGGCAATAACCGCATTCTCTCTGCATCTCACCCCCTCAGAGTCCGGCTGGTTTCTCATTGCTGCGAATAAGTCCGTCTACTGGCCAGCATTCCCCGTTAACCTGTTGTTCGTCGGCTGCGGCCTGGCATCCCTGCTGGCTGTCGTAAACATCGATAACAACATCTTGAGATTCACCGTTAAGTGAGATGACCGTCAGCACAAGGGCGAATAAAGTGCTCATTCAGGGTTTCCTTTCTGTGCCAGTACATAACAAAGCTGACGTATACGGGCTGTAATCCAGTTCAGGCGAACGGCCTGGATGCGTGCTGGCTGACGTGCGAAATCAATCATTTTCATTTCACCCTCTGCGATGACTGTTTTTAATGTCATTCCAGTATTGAAAAGTGCATGGAATGTTTGCATCCATAACAGCCTGAGTGACCGCAATGATGTTTGCATGCCAGGTTACGCAGACAGTTGCTCGCATCTGCACATAACGCAGTGACGGATCCGCCTTATCCATCAACATCCCAGCGCGTGCTGCATCGCTGGAGCTTTCAAAGCTAAAAATAACCTCACTCATGATTTATCCCTCAGCTTGCCGTTATCGCCCGGCTGGCGGAACGTTGAACCTGCTGCGCGTTAATCTCACCACCTCATTCCGGTTTTCGTATGCCCCGGACGGCTACTTCGTGGGCGTCCTGCCTGGGTGGTCGTGTTGATGGAGTAATTAAACACAATGTTTATTCCTGTGTCAACATAATGGGTGTGTTTTTATAAACAGAAAGTTTATTTGTGGGTGTAGTTGCTGATAGGTAGTATGTTTGTAGGGCTATTTAGTGGCATAAAAACATCAATGAGGTGACTTGTGGATCGTAATGAACTTGAAGAAGACCGCGCGGCATTTATTGCTGGCGAGATTGGTGGGGCGGTTGTCGAATTGATAATTAGCGGAGTAGTGATAAGCAGAGATGCGATTGTTGATAGCCTGGAGGCTAAGCGCAAGGCTGTAGGCAACGTGATCCACAAAGGCATTTTGCGAGACGCGGCAGCTATGGTTGGAAAAGGGCATTAAAAAACCCGGGCGGCGGACGGGTTGGAAGATTAATTTGGCTACTGCAATAGCCAGAGATACCGATCATTGTAGCTGCCAGCTATTCTGTTTGTGATATCCGCAAACAGCTACTCGGTGTCACCCTTAATCCTGCGCCCCATATACTTGGCATACAACTCATCAAGCTCCTTCAGACGCAGAGATATGATCCGCAACATGTTCTGCTGCTCTTCTTCATTTGGCAGTTGGTTATAGAGTTCCAATAGTCTCCGTTCGTCGTGCCTCAGGCCGCCTTTAGCATCCACATCCTGACCTAAAACCCACTCAAGACTGACACCTAACGCATCGGCAAGCTTTATTGCGGAGCTTTTTCCTATCGCCCCTCTGACAAACCAGTTGTTGACTGACTGTGCACTCACACCACAGATCCTCGCCATATCCGCTTTGGATATGCGCTTCTTCTCGATGATTTCATTTAACCGCTGAACCTGCGGGTTATCTGTTTGGTGTGTGTTTTTTCTCATATATCAAGATTCTAAACTAAAAGTTTATCGCCTCAACATTCATAATGTTGACATGTATATAAACATAATGTTTAATTTGGTTTGTTATTACTTGGAGCCAAATATGAAAGCACTTGATAAAGCAATAAGCATTGCAGGGGGCGCAACCCGTTTAGCAGAAACACTCGATGTATCTTCAATGACTGTAAGCCACTGGCGTCACCGTGATAATGGAGTCGTCCCGGCGAACCGTGTCATTCCTATTTTCAATGCTACAGGTGTAACACCACATGAGTTACGCCCTGATCTATACCTCAACCCCACTGATGGATTACCGAAGCAGGAAGCGAGGGCGTAACCGTGCATTCAATTTCATTTCAACAAAATACCGGGTTTACACCCGCAGCGATGATAAATCGCAATCACCTCAATCGACCCGATACGCATGAACAGATCCGCGATGCCGTTCGCGCCTGGGCTGCGCAGATTGATAACCAGGATGTAGTGGCCGGCCTCATCACCGAAGAGTGGGAACGACAGGGCGGTACCGGGCTGGAGTTTCCCGATGAACTGAGCCGTAAGCGGCAGAAGCTGTTTCGCTGGCTTGATGGTGATACGGACTACGCCAGAGAAAATATCCGACAGCTGTCTCCCGCAATCATCGCCGTTCTTCCGCTTGAGTTCCGTGGCCGACTGGTGCCTCAGGACGATCATACCCTGCGTATTGCAGCGGCCATTAAAGAATGCGGTGAGGCAAAGCGGGCGGTAATGCTCAATGCGCCAGAGCATCAGAAGCTCAAAGAAGTCAGTGAGGGCATCGTATCGCTATTTGGCCTCATGCCAGAGCAATACGGCGTACTGATGAGCCTTGTGACTTCAATGCTGGGCGTCATGTAACGGGGCCGGCCATGAACCATATGGATTTCATTGAAAAGCATGTTCGTGAAGAGCTTATCCGGCAGGGTTTCACCGCTGCGGTCGCGCAGGGGGGGCATTTCAGGCCGTCGATATGTACAAGCGCATGTCTCAGGCAAGCCGTAAGGGGAGGATTTTTGATGATGTTTTGCGTCACGCAAAGTTATGGGCAGAGAAACAGATGCTGCCAGCAGACCGGTTTGAAGCGAAACGCGTTAAGCGCGGGAAGCAGCAGGGGCTGTTCTGAAAGGGTGAAGACCGCTGTGCGCCAACACAGACGGCCTTCGGTGTAATTCCAGGCAGAAATTACGAGGAAATTATGACAGAAAAATCAGCCGTCAAAAAGATAGATGGGCCACCACTTTAGCAATTAAGAGGTTTTTATGCGTGATTACGCAACTGTTGCACCTCAGTTCTGGCTTGGAAAGACAGGACGTGAGCTGAGGAGGCAAGGCGCGGAGGCGCAGGTGGTTTCGTTCTATCTGATGACCTCGCCACACGCAAATATGCTCGGTTTGTATTACCTGCCAATTCTCTACATAGCCCATGAAACGGGGTTGGGTTTGGAAGGGGCTTCTAAGGGGCTTAAAAGCTCCATTGAAGCGGGATTTTGTAGCTACGACGAGGATACAGAGATGGTCTGGGTGCATGAAATGGCTGCTTACCAGGTAGGAAAGGCATTAAAGCCTGGTGATAACCGCTGTGCAGGTGTCAGGAATGAATATGCCTCTATTCCTGAAAATCCTTTTCTTTCATTGTTTTACGAACGCTATAAAACAGATTTCCATCTGAATTTAAAGCGCGAATCACGCCGTTTTTCAGAAGGGGCTTCTAAGGGGCTAGGAAGCCAAGATCAGGAACAGGATCAGGAACAAGATCAGGATAAAGATATTTTGGGGCATGGCGGAGCCACACCCCCTGACGGTGAATCTCCCGATGATAATCCATCCGCTAAGTCAAAAAACTCTTACACGGAAGAGTTCGAACAGGCATGGCGCGAATATCCACGACGTGCTGGTGGAAACAGTAAGGCCGATGCGTTCAAAGCTTGGAGCGCCAGAATTAAATCAGGCGCAACAGCTCAGGAGCTTACCGATGGGGTGCGGCGTTACGCGGAATATGTCACTGCTGCCGGAAAACTCAACACCGAATACGTGAAACAGGCATCTACGTTTTTTGGCCCGTCAAAGCACTACGAGGAGCCCTGGATGTTCGTAGCGCCAGCCGGAAAACGAGATCCGAACGCCATATCTCAGCCTGACAAAAAAATCCCATCAGGTTTCAGGGGGTAACGATGAAAAACATGATCGGGACTGGAAGTGCCCTTGAGCGCCTGAAAAGAATCATACCGGCCAGCGTGCAGCCGAAATTTAACAGCGTCGAAGAGTGGCAGGCATGGCAGGAGTCGGAAGGCCGTAAGCGTTCAGAGGAAATCGACAAGCTGAATCAGCGCGCCAGGGCAGAAAAGATTTTCGGTCGCTCCGGAATTCAGGATTTGCACCGCAGCTGCACTTTCGCCAATTACCAGGTTACCGGTGATGGGCAGAAGAAAGCCCTGAGTTTGGCAAAAAGCTATGCCCAGAATTTCGGTGGTGGTTTCGCCAGCTTCGTATTCAGTGGAGCGCCGGGTACCGGGAAAAACCATCTGGCCGCCGCCGTCGGTAATTATCTTCTCGCTGCCGGGCGTTCCGTTCTGGTGGTCACTGTTCCTGACTTGATGCTGCGTGTGCGCGAATGCTACGACGGTGGGCAGTCAGAGGCAGCGTTGCTGGACGACCTTTGCAAAGTTGATCTGCTGGTGCTGGACGAAGTCGGTATTCAGCGCGGTAGCAGCGGAGAGAAAGTCATTCTGAATCAGGTTATCGACCGTCGTCTGTCGTCGATGCGCCCTGTCGGGATCCTGACGAACCTGAATCACGATGGGTTGCTGGATGCGCTGGGAGCGAGAATTATCGATCGCCTCCAGATGGATGGTGGTATGTGGGTGAACTTCGACTGGGGTAGCTATCGCAAAAACGTCAGCCACCTGCGCCCTGTTAAATAATTTTGAGGGAAATCCTGTGGAAACTGTAATTCAAGCACTGGAAAAAATGGGGCGCGCATCTTATCGCGAAGTAGCAGCCCGTCTGGATATCGAGCCTGTTGAAGCTCTGAGCATGTTGCGCGAACAGCGTGATCAAGGCCTGTGTGATTTTTCTGATGGCGGCTGGTTTATCTGTACCGCGACAGAACAGGCAAAAAAACCTGCAGCGCCTGTGCATCAGGCACCCCGTTTGAAGGGGGAAGAGCCAGCACCGGTTGATCCTGAATGTATTTGCCAGGTGCTGCGCGATAACGGCGCAATGACAACCGTATCGCTGGCCGAGTTCGCTAATCGGAATGCCCGCGGGATGGTCTCTGTGCTTCGCGCGCTTGAGCGCCAGGGCGTTGTGGTGAAGAACGGGCAGGGTAAGGGAGTTACCTGGTCACTGCCAACTGCAACTGAGGCCGCCAAACCAGAACTAGAACCTGAAGTGCCAGCTGACGCTCCAGCCGAAGAAGTTAAACCGGTTGAGCAGATTGTCAGTGAGATCCCGTCGTTTACCGAAAACTATCGCGCTGGCCATGTCGTTCCGACGGTGCGGGTTATTTCCCGCGAAATCCGCCGCACTAAAAACAAACTGGTCAAGCTGGAGAAGTTGCGCGATGCCGTACGTGTCATTGGCCGCCATAAAAACATCATGCAGCAGCTGGTGGGCGTGGAGGCTGAAAATGGCAAAGCCTAAGACGCATCAGGAGCGCACTCTGATCATCGCCTGGATTATCGAGATGGTTAAACAGTATGGGCGCGCGACCACTAAAGACATATCCGCCATGTTCGGCCTGCATCGAACGACCGCTGAGAAGTACATCCGGATCGCAATAAAACAGGGTGAACTTATCCGCCACGGCCGCAGCGGTATTTTCCGCGATCAGCGCGCAGTTATCGACTTCGACATGGAACGTTATACGCACCGGGGAGCATCAGTATGAGTGATTCACTGAACAACAAAGAGCTGGTATTGGTCGGCCGTGATTTTGCAAAGGCTTTGAGTAGCGACACGCCGATCATCGATATTGCAAAAGTGCTGTCTCGCCTGGCTGACCGCCTTGATGTTACGGCTGCGGCGCTGCGCGAAAAAGCTAAGCAGCGTGATGCACTGGCTACTGAGAATGCGGGGCTGAAGGCGAAAGGCCGTGAGGTTCTCACCGAAGCATGCAGCATCTACGAAAAATTCAATGCCACCGTTAATCCTGAAAATGGCGATTTCATGGATGGCCAGACACTTCATGAATTCCAGTTTCTGCTGGATACCGGCACACCGAATCACGACGCTTTCCTGGCTGAAGTGCGGGCTAAAGCTCGCCGGGAAGGAGCACACTTTGTAGCTAACCGGATGTTGGCTGCTTGGGATGCAGGATTTATCGACGACACAGCAAAGAACGCGGCAGACATCGCGCAGATGATTCTGACCTCCACCGAGTTTATGGCTGATGCACCGGAAGGCGATTTTGATCGCTCGTTCGCCGATGGCGTGCTCGAAGACATCGCAGCCCAACTTCGCAAAGGCGGTGCGGCATGAGCATTGAACTGAGAATTGGCCGCTGTTATCGCGCCAAAAAACCTCGTCCAGCTGGGCAATTCACGTCTTACGCGAATGATCGTCAGATCGTCCGTATCGGTGTAGATACAGTGCAGTACGACGGCCCCAGTGTACATGCTGGTCGCCACTACCCGACCATTAGCAAAGAAAAATTCATTGAGTGGGCTTCCCATGATGTAACAGACGAGCTTCCGCCGGGGGAATGGCAGCAATGGCCAATCAAGAAGGGAGCCGCCCAATGAGCAACATCGACAAACAGGCGCTGCGTGAAGCGGCGGAGAAGGCGACTCCTGGCCCATGGGGTATTGCTCGTGACGGCAATACTATCACGTCAAATCAAAGTCACCCGGTGGCAGTCATAACGGAAGCGTTTCACAGGATGCTTGCTAATGGAAAAACTGGGTGTGATGCCGAATTCATCGCCGCTGCCAACCCCTACGCCGTGCTGGCGCTGCTGGATGAGCTGGATGCCAAAGACAAGCAGATTGCAGATTTGAAAGAGGCGTTCAGCATTGCATTGTCTGCTGCTGGCATCGATGTCCCCGCCGCAGCCGGTAAAGGAGAGGCATCATGAAGACTTTCACCATTGGCTGGCTCAACAAATGTCGTTGCGGCAATAAATTACACACAGTAAAAACTGCGCGCGGAAATGAAACTGCATTGTGGGATGACGATGCCGTTAAGTGCAACTCCTGCGGTCGTGGGGGTGTGATTCAAGTCTGTGAGGGTCAGGCGCACGTTTTATGGGAAACCGATGAAGAGATGGCTGAAGGAAAGCTCATGAGCACAATTACCAGAGAACGCGTAGCAAACCTCATTGAGTTCAATTCGGAGGGAAGCGACTGCCAAGCCAACGCAGAAGAGTGGGAGGTTCACGAACTGGCGCGTATCGCGCTGGCATCGCTCGAAGCTGAGGCTTCTTCCGAGCCTGTGGCATTCATCAACGGAGCATGGACGCTGGTCTACTACCGCCCACCGAAAGAGCTTCGTCTGAAAATTGGTGACAAGCTCTACACCGCCCCGCCAGCGCCGGTGTCTGTTCCGGATGAAAAAGTAATTGGGACGTTCAATGCCGAAAAAAATGAACTGGCATTACTCGATAAAAATATGGCTGTAGAGAAATTCGCACACTGGCATGTTCACAATTCACTTGAAGTGATTGCCCGCCCCTGTCGCGCCGCCATGCTTCAGGGCAAAGCCGAACCTCGCGATCACGTTCGCCGCGAACACGCTGAGTGGTCACAATCAACGTTTGGTGATGTTGGCCCAGTTGGTCCGCTTAAGCATTTGTCGAAAGAGGCTCTGGAGGCGGCAGCGGAGCCTGAAGACCTCAGCGAGTGGGCTGATATGCAGTTCCTGCTTTGGGATGCACAGCGCCGAGCGGGTATAACAGACGAGCAGATCACGCAGGCGATGATTGATAAGTTGGCTGTTAACAAGTCTCGCCAGTGGCCAGAGCCGAAAGATGGTGAGCCGCGTCTGCATATCAAACCAGCATCTCAGAAGTAGGTCTAAATAGCTGCGCGGAATAGTAGATCACTGAAAGGGAACTCAGCCCGGATTGTGCGATCTGATCAATCGCCAAACCAACCAAAATCACCAACCGGACTG